GGATCGCTGTCGAGCGACAGGCCCGCCTCGTCGAGCAGGGCGTTGGCCTCGCGGATCATCTCGACGACCTGGCGGAAGTCGTAGCCGAAGGCGCCGACCGCCTCGGGCTGCGGCACAAAGCCGGCGCGGACCTGCGCGATCAGCGCGGTGGTATCCTTGAGCGGATCGATCATCTCGTGTGCGGGCGGGACGTGCGAGAGGCCCTCCGGCACCTCGGCGCCCCACAACCCGAGCAGCGCGCCCTGGGCGTGGAAGCGATCCGCGATCGGCCGCACCAGCATGGGGATCAGCATCCCGTACTGGACCTGCTCGCAGAGGCGACGGAACTCGATCTTGCCAGCGCGGAGGCTGGAGTAGTTCGCTTGGCTCAGGTCGCCGGCGACCTGGTCGTAAGTCAGGCCGGCACCGACGGCCGACGCCTCCAGCGCGCGCCGGGCGAAGGCCGCGTGCGATCCACCACCAGAGGGATTCACGACCTCCACCGAGCCCATGCCGCGGCGATACAGGATCATGCCGGGCTCAAAGCTCTCCACGGTGCGCCCCTGGGCATCGCGGAGCAGGCCCGAGGCCGGCCCGGTCATGGCGTCATCGCCATCCTCAGAGACCACCGCGGCGAGGCAGGCCTCGATCTTGGCTTTCATGAGCAGCGCGGCCTCGTAGTCGCCGAGGTCGCGCAGGCGGGTCAGGATCGGCGCCAGCCAGGAGACGTCCCTCAGCTGGCCGGGACGGCGCTTGCGGTAGATGTGCAGCACGTCGCGGGCGGGGACGCGCTGGCTGCTGAGCCAGGTGGCGCCGCCCGGCAGAACCCAGGAGGCGCCGGGATGCACGCGGTGCAGCCAGTAGCCGACCGGCTCACCCGCCTCGCCCAGCCCGATGCCCTGGAGCGTGGGGATGCCCTCGATGACGCCCTGCCGCGCCGCGTCGAGGTGATCGCTCTCCAGCACCTGCAGACGGAGACCGATCGGGTTGGCCGGCGTGATGTCCGCGGGCAGCAGGCGGACTAAGCATTCGCCGCTCTCGACCACCGCGCGCATGACCAGGGCCTGGAGGCCATAGAGGTCGAGCCGGCCCTCGGCGTCGCAGGCGGTGCTGTCGGACCAGCGACGCCAGGCCTCGGCATGGGGCTTGTCCGGCCAGCGCGTGGTGATGCCGGCGCCGACGGCGTTGCCGGTCCAGAGATCGACGATGCGCGCGGCGTAGGGATCGTTGCGCACGGCATCGCGGGCGCGGCGCGCCACCGTGGGTGCGGCGGCGCCGACCTCGGCCGTGGCGCTGCTGCCGGAGGCCGCCCAGCTCGAGGCACGGCTGTCCTGGGCGGCGGCATAGCCACGGAAGGCGTGCCAGGCATCACGAAGGCGCCCCATCACCTGCTGCCCTCACGCGAAAAGCTGGCGAAGGTCACTTTGGGCCGGCGCGCGGCGCTGTTCTCCGCGGCGTGGAGCACCGACAGCGCGCGGCCAAGCTCGTCGAGGGAGCGGTATTCCACGGTGCGGCCATCGAAGGTGACGCGCGTGGTGCCGCCGGTGAAGGCGGCGGCCAGCACGGCGGCGCGGGTGCCGGCAGGCTGCGCCAGCGCCCAGGAGAGGACGGTCGGGTTCATCACGTCCTCCTTCAGCGAAGCCAGCCGTTGCGGGGCGCGAGCCAGCCGCGTGGGCGTTGGGTGTCAGTCGCGACCTCCGGCGGCGATGTAGGAGCGACATTCCCGCCGGTGGGAATCTCGCCTGCCGGCAGCGACAGCGCATCCGCCATCCGCGCCCAGCGCCCGTCGCCCCAGCCATCCATGCCGAGGGCGGCCGCCGCGGCCCGGGCATAGACCCGGCAGTCCAGCGCCTCGTTCCGTTCCCTGGTCTTGACCCATTCGAGCCGGCGAAAGCCATTGCGGCCGGCGCGCGCGACGAATTGCTCGGCGGTGAGCTGGCGGCAGAATTCCTCGCCGGCCGCGTGCAGCGGCAGGTGCACGAAGCCTGGCGGGAACGGATCGCCGCTTTCCGCGGTCGGCCGCTCCAGCTTCAGCCAGCCATAGGTCTCGCCCTTCAGGAAGGACGACCCCACCGGCCAGACCTTCAGCCCACCCAGCTTGCGGCCGTTCCGCCGCACCTCCGTGGCCGCTGGCTGCCCGATGGCCGCCCGCAGCCCGTCCTGGCCCTTCACAGCGATGGCGCGGCCGGCACCGGCGCGGCGCACGAAGGCATAGACCTCCGCTGTGGTCATGCCATCGCCGCTGTCGATCGCCGTCATGGCGAGCCCGAGCCGGTGACCGGAGGCGTGCCGCCAGGTCTCGCCCAGCAGGCCGCGCAGCTCGTCCCAGACCGCCGCCTCGAAGGGATTGCCCACCAAGATGCGGTGCTCGATCAGCCAGGACTGGCGATCCTGCGCCCAGGCCCAGATGCTGGCCTCGAGGCGGTCGCGCTGCACGTCGACGCCGGCCGTCAGCAGCAGCCCCTCGGCCGCGACCGTGCCCGGCGCCCATTCCTCCCGCCGATCGTAGAGCCGCTGCCAGTCCGGTGCCTCACCGCTCTCCTGCCAGGTCTCGCCCAGGACCGTGTTCTTGAACGTCTTGATGGCGCGGTCGTCGCCCTGCGCCGCCTCCCAATCGCGCACCGCCTGGGACCAGGAGAACCAGCCGACCGGCGAGTAGAGCGCCGAGATATGGAAGCCGATGGCGTGCGGATCCTGCGGGATGGCGGTGGGACGCCACTCACCGCCGGCCAGCATCGCGGTCTTATGCTGCTCGCCGATCGCCCCGTCGCAGGCCTCACAGAGATAGCGGGCGGTGTCGGGCTCACCCTTGTCCCAGACCAGCCGCTCGAAGCGCAGCCATTGCATCGCGGCGCAGTGCGGGCAGGGCAGAAAGAACCGCCGCTGGTCACTGGCCCGATACTCGCGCTCAATCCGCGACAGGCCGGAAATGGTGGGCGTCGAAACCAGTAGCGTCTTGCGGCGCCATCCGAAGGTGCGTGCGCGGGCCTCCGCCAGCGCGACGGGATCACCCTCGCCCTCGACGTCGCCGGGATAGGCATCGACCTCGTCCAGGAAGAGGAAGCGCGCCGACATGGAGCGCAGCCCAACCGCGCTATTGGCGCCGGTCATCACCAGCTGGCCGCCGGGGAACTCCTTCGATAGCTGCCGATTGCCGCTGTCGCGCGAACGGGCTGGGGCGACGCGCTGGCGGATGGCCGGCGTCTCCTCCACCAGCGGGTCGATGCGCTGATCCGAGAAGCGTTTTGCCAGTTCGGTGGTGGGCTGCACCGCCAGCATCGGACCAGGCGCATGGTGGATGACGTAGCCAATCCAATTGTTGCCGCACTCCGTACCTCCGACCTGCGCGCCCTTCATGAACACCACGCGCCGGGCGGGGTGTGCTGGCGAAAGCGCATCCATCACGTCACGCAGATAGGGTGTGCGGTTGGTGCGCCATGGTCCCGGCTCGGCGCTGCCGCGGGAGCCGAGCATGCGGTGCTTGTCGGCCCAGTCCGAGACCAGCAGCGCCGGCTCCGGCGCCATGCCATCGCGCCACGCTTGCAGGATCTCGGCGGCGCCGTCGAAGTTGCCGAGCTCGCCGATGAGCTGTTCGCCCGTCATCATGCGACCGCCACCCGCACGTCGTTCCGCTCGGCCAGATGCTGCCGCAGCCGCGCATCCATCAGCGTCTGCAGCCGATGGGCATCCACGCCGAGTTCGGCCGCCAGTTCCGCGGCGATACGTGCCGGCCAGGCGAGGATGGCATCGCGCTCCTCCTTGGCGAGCCGGTGCACCAGCATGAGCGCGCGCGCCTTTTCGACCAGCTGGCCGCGTCGCTCATCGAGCCGGAGCTTGCGCTCCTGCGCCTTGAGCATCTCGTTGGCGGTGCGCGCATTGTGGAAGCTGCTGCCGCCGGCGGAGGGCGCGGGCAGCGGCTCCGGCAAGGGCGCGGCGACGAATGCCGGCCGCGGCGGCGGTGGCGGTGGCGAGGGCTGTGCCGGTACTGGCGCCACCATGGCCGCCGTCTTGCGCGCCGGATCGCTGCTCGCGGCCAGCCGCGCGCGGACCTTCTCGACGTCCCAGCCGCCGCCCGGTTCCTGCGCGATGCGGCCAGCCTGCGCGGCCTTCTGCAGCGCGGTGTGCGAGATGCCGAGCCGGCGCGCCACCTCGCGCTGCGAGGGCACCAGCGCATCGGAAGCGGCTGCGATCATGATGTGATCGAACGCCTCCGATCTTAGCATGTGTGGATGGCCCCCGGGCTTCAAGGGCAGTGGATGGCAATCTGATGCAGCGGGTTGCCTGCGGTCATGTGTCCGGCCTTTTGTGCGGTCA